TAAGCCAGCGATTGAGATTGCAGAAGAGGAAGCAATCAACACTATTTTTTTAGAGAATCACTACGATGATGTTAAGAGGCGTTTTGATTACGATCTAACCACTATTGGTATTGCAGTTGGTAAGCACGAGTTCTTACCTGGAGAGGGTGTAAAGATTAATTATGTAGATCCAGCTAACGTGATCTACAGCTACACAGAAGATCCATACTTTAGAGATTGTTTTTACTGGGGTGAGGTTAAGACAGTTCCAATTACTGAACTTATAAAGATCAATCCAAAACTAACAAAAGAAGAGTTAGAAGAAATATCAAAGACTAATCAATCTTGGGGTGAGTATTACTCTGTGTCAAGATTTTATTCTGACAACGTGTTTTCAAGAGACACGTGTACTCTATTGTACTTTAACTACAAGACCACAAAGAGTTTCGTATACAAGAAGAAGATTCTAGACGGAAATGCTTCTAGAGTAATTGAAAAGGACGATACATTCAATCCACCAGCAGAGATGATGGAGGAGGGTAGATTTGAGAGAATCGAAAAGACTATTGATGTTTGGTATGAAGGTGTAATGGTTGCTGGTACTCAGATTGTACTTAAGTGGCAGCTTATGGAGAACATGGTTCGTCCTAAGTCAGCATCACAGATGGCTATGCCAAATTACGTTGCTGTTGCACCAAGAATGTACAAGGGAACTATTGAGTCTTTGACTAGACGAATGATTCCATTTGCAGACCTTATTCAGATCACTCACTTAAAGTTACAGCAGGTTATCTCTAGAATGGTGCCAGACGGTGTGTTCATTGATGCTGACGGTTTAAATGAGGTTGACTTGGGTAATGGAAACGCATACACTCCAGAGGACGCTTTACGACTATACTTCCAGACTGGTAGTGTTGTTGGACGTAGTTACACTGGAGATGGTGATTTTAATAACGCAAGGGTTCCTGTACAGCCTCTCACAGGCACTACTGGGCAGTCTAAGATGGCTGCGCTAATAAACAACTATAACCACTACCTGGAGATGTTGCGTGGAGTGACGGGGCTAAATGAGGCTCGTGACGGAAGCGATCCAGATCCACGTGCTTTGGTTGGTGTACAGAAGCTTGCAGCACTTAATTCAAATACTGCAACAAGACATATTCTTGACGCAAGTTTGTTTATGACTAAGACATTTGCCGAAGCTTTGAGTGTTAGGGTTTCTGATATCTTGGAATATGCTGACTTCGCAGAGGAGTTTGCTATGCAAATCGGTAAGTACAATGTGGGTATACTAAGAGATATAAAAGACTTGTACATACATGACTTTGGTATCTTTATTGAGTTATCTCCAGACGAGGAGCAGAAGGAAAGACTTGAGCAGAATATTCAGATTGCTCTATCTAGAAATGACATCAACCTTGAGGACGCTATCGACATCAGAGAGATCAAGAACATTAAGATGGCGAACCAGCTACTTAAGGTTAAGAGAACTAAGAAGATGGAGCTTGATCAGAAGAATGATATGATGAAGCAGCAGATGCAAGCTCAGATCAACATGCAGTCTCAGGAAGCTGCTGCTCAAATGGCAGTTCAGAAGATACAGTTTGAGACTGAAAGTAAGATCCAGCTCAAGCAGGCAGAGGCAGCAATGGATCTTGAGAAACTCAAGGGAGAGGCTATGCTTAAGCTACAGTTGATGGAGCGAGAGTTCCAGTACAACATGCAGTTGAACGGTATGCAGACTCAGTTGCTAAAGGATAGAGAGGAGATGAAGGAAGACAGAAAAGACGAAAGAATTAGCAAGCAGAATACGCAGCAGTCAAAACTAATTACTCAAAGAAAAAATAATTTACCTCCAATGAAGTTTGAATCAACCGAAGATACTCTGGACGGATTTGATCTAGCTTCATTCGAACCAAAATAAATTAAATAATAACTAAATTTGTAATCTAATGGAATTAAAAGTAAGAGCACTAGATAATCTAGAGCAGAAGTCTGCTCAACAGGTAGAAGAAGAATTGCTGAGAAAGCATGAGGAGCAGGTAGCTGCTTCTGAACAAGTTGAAACCACAAAGGTGGAAGAGACTCCTCAAGTAGAGGATTTGAGCGAGGATAAAGTCCTTGACTTTCTTGATAAGAAGTACGGAAAGAAACTCTCAAGTGTAGAGGATCTATTCGCTCCACAACAGGAAGAGTTACCAGAAGATGTTTCTGCGTTCTTGAACTTTAAGAAGGAAACAGGGAGAGGTCTTAATGACTTCTTTAAGATTAATACTGATTTGGATTCTATGAACCCAGATCAATTGCTAAAAGAATATTACTCTCAGAAGGAGAGTGATCTTGACACTGAAGAAATCGACTACTTAATAGCTGACAAGTTTAGCTATGATGAGGACCTCGATGACGAGAAGGATGTCAAGAAAAAACAGATTGAAAAGAAAAAAGAACTTGCAAAAGCTAAGAAGTTCCTTGAGGAACAAAAGCAGAAGTACAAGGCACCGCTTGAGTCAAGCTATGGTAGCCTTTCTGCTGAGGATCAAGAGGCACTGAAAGCTTACAAGGAATATTCAGCCAGGACTAGTAATATCCAAGATCTAGAGCAGAAGCAGGCAGAGTGGTTTTTAAAGAAAACAGATGAGGTTTTCAACAATGATTTCAAAGGTTTTGATTTCAAGGTTGGAGATAAAGAGATGAAGTTTTCACCAGGAGACCATAATGAACTGAAGAAGGCTCAGTCTAATATCAATAACTTCATTGCAAAATTTGTAAACAATGATGGTTTGATTGAGGATGCAAAAGGTTATCACAAGTCATTGGCTGTTGCTATGAACCCAGAAAAATTTGCTAAGTTTTTCTACGAACAGGGGATTGCTGACACTATCGAAAAAGAAGCTAAATCAAGCAAGAACATAAACTTCGAAGTCAGAAGGTCTCCTGAAGTGATTAACAAGGGTAGTTTTAAGGTGAGTAGCGTAGGAGAAAACGATGGTCGTGGACTCAGAATAAAGTTTAAAAAATAAAACAACAAAACAATGGCAGGATCAGTACAATCTGTACCTGGCTTTCAATTACAGCCAAGTGCAGAGCGAGTAGCCCTCGCAACTAATTACATTACCGACTTCAACTTCTTGAACCAATATCTACCAGATACTTACGAGAAAGAATTTGAGCGTTACGGTAACCGAAGCGTAGCATCTTTCTTAAGATTGGTGAGCGCAGAATTGCCTTCCACTTCTGACTTGATCAAGTGGACTGAGCAAGGACGTCTTCATACTAAGTATGTAGCAGTAACTCAAGACGGAGCAGCGGGTGACTCTAATGCAACTTTTACAGTTCCAGCTGGTCAATTGAGTGGCAAAGGATTTGTAAACGGTAGCATCGCTATCCGTGTAGGACAAACTGTCCTTATCTCTGAAGAAGGAGGATCAGCAACTGGTATCAACAAAGGTATCGTTACTGCTGTTGATTATGCAGCAAGAACATTTGACGTATCTTACTACGAAGTTGGAGGACAGACTTTTGCAGCTGCGACTACAGTATCTGTATTCGTTTACGGTTCTGAATTTAAAAAAGGAACTCTTGGAATGGTTGAGTCTCTTGAGTCTGACGGTGAGATCTACGAGAACTCTCCAATCATCATCAAAGACCACTATGCAGTATCTGGTTCTGACATGGCTCAGATCGGATGGGTAGAGGTTGAAGGTGACAATGGCCCAGGTTTCTTGTGGTACCTAAAGTCTCAGCACGAGACTCGTCTTCGTTTCGAAGATTATCTTGAGACTGCAATGATTGAAGCTATCCCAGCTGCAAACGTAACCGCAGGTGGAGCAAAAGCTCTAGGTTTCAAAGGATCTGAAGGTCTATTTGATTCAATCGGTAAGAGAGGTAACGTATGGTCTGGTGGAAACCCATCTACTTTGGATGATTTCGACAGCATTGTATCTCGTCTTGACAAGCAGGGATCTATCGAGGAGAACGTAATCTTCTTGGATCGTCAATTTGGATTCGACATCGATGATATGTTGGCAGCTCAAAACAGCTACGGATCAGGTGGTACTTCTTACGGTCTATTTGACAACGATGAGAAGATGGCTTTGACTCTTGGATTCACTGGATTCCGTAGAGGTTATGACTTCTACAAGTCTGACTGGAAGTACTTGAACGATCCAACCATGCGTGGTGGTCTAGTAGGTGGAGCTGTATCTGGTGTTCTTGTTCCAGCTGGAACTACTACTGTGTACGACAACGTACTTGGTAAGAACGCTAAGCGTCCATTCTTGCACGTTCGTTACAGAGCTTCTGAGACTGAAGATCGTAAGTACAAGACTTGGATCACTGGTTCCGCAGGTGGAGCTCAGACTTCAAGCTTGGATGCAATGGAGGTACACTTCTTGTCTGAAAGAGCGTTGTGCACAATGGGTGCTAACAACTTCTTCTTGTTCGAGAAGTGATAATAAAATAGGAGGGGCCGTTTGGCCTCTCCTTTACTTATAAAAGACAGAGACATGGATAAAGTACAACAGGCCATTGCGGCTCAAAGAAAAAGAAGAGCTGACATTCAATCAGCTTATGACGCCAAGAAGTCAAGTGCTATTCAAAAGCGTAGAACTTCATTGCAACCTAAGCAAACAACTAAGTTAGGTGCTGGAACTGGTGCTGGAATTATGAAGTATGCTGGAGAGAATTATCAACAAACAGGTATTAAAAAAGCTATTAGAGAAACATCAAATTATACGAGAACTGATTTGTTGGCTAAGGCTAGAGCTGAAGAAAGTAGAATGGCTCCAGTTAAAGCTGCTCCAAAGGGACCTTCGATTGCTCAGAAGAGAGCTGCTTTTCAAGCTGCTAATGCTCCTGTCTCAACTAAGGCTACTAGCACTGGTATCAGTGGGGTGGGTGTTGCTGGTCTTTCTAAGACTGCTCCAAAATCAATTGCTCCAGCTAGAACCTACACAGATAAAGAAAAGCAGATTAATTCTTTGCTTATGACTGGTAAAAAAAATAATGGAACTCTAAAGGCTTCTACTCAACGTAAGATTCAAAGAATTCGTAAAAAATAAACAAATAAAACAATGGCTATAAAACAAAATGACCCACCTAAGAAAGGTAAAACCACTTTAGGTGCTGGTACAGGAACTGGGATTACAAAGTATGCAGCTGAAAATGCTAAGCAAAAAGCTATTAAAGAGGCAGCAAGAAAGTCTGCTGCTGCTGCTGCTGCGAAAAAGCCTGCTCCTAAAAAAGCTGCCCCTAAGAAGCCAGCGGCTCCTGCTCCTGCTCCTAAAAAAGCAGCGGCTCCTGCTCCTGCTGTTGCAGCAAAGAAGCCTGCTAATCAAAGAGCATTCATGGATGTTGATCTTGGTAAAAACAAGAAAGGAATGGCATATACTATGTCACTTGATACTACAAACATGAGTAATCCAAAGAGAATTGATACAGACACATATAACTATGTCATGAAAGATTCAACTGGAAAAGTTACCAGTAAGGGAAACATAGCTCGTGGTAATAGTAAGTATGACACTAAGAAAACAGTTGAATACCTTAAAACAAAGGCAAAGAAGTAACAATTAACCGAGGGAGTCATTGTGGCTCCCTCTATTTTCAATTAAATTTAAAATCAAATGGAACAATTAAAATCGAGAACTTATGTTCTCCTAAGATCAGATGCGCCACTTAGCTTGATGATCCCATCAAAAGGGACAGCTAGAAGGCCGCTACTTTATTTTGACGGCAAGGCAAACAGACAGCTGAGGTACTCAGCAAATCAACCAAGCCCATTCATTGACGAGCAGGACGGAAACGTACTCCTTGAGCCAATTGTATTTGAGGATGGTATGTTACACGTGCCAGAAAGCAATCCAGTACTACAGCAGTTTCTTTATTATCACCCAGGAAATGGTAAGATTTTTGAAGAACTAGATCCAGAGAAAGATGCTCAGAACGATCTAATAGATTTAGATATTGAGGTTAACGCACTTATTGCTGCTAAAGCAATGGAAATCTCGATGATGGAGACAGTTGCAAGAATTGGCCTTGGTGTTCAAGCAGATAAGAAAACATCTTCCGAACTAAAGAGAGACGTTCTTGTATTTGCAAAGAACTACCCAATTAGATTTATGGAGATCTTGAATGACCCATTGCTAAAGGTTCAGGATATTGTAGCCAGATCATTTGAGCAGCAGATCCTTAAGATGAGAAACAAGGGTAGAGATATTTACTTCAACTTCCCAGATAATAAGAGTAAGTTTATGACGATCCCATTTGGGGAACATAGAATATCAACCGTATCAAAATATTTACAGACAGATGACGGTATTGAGACCCTGAAGTTATTAGAAAGAAATGTTGAGTAGAGTAAATTAAGAGAGGGTAATACCTCTCTTTTTTTTTACTATCTTTGTACAAAAAGAATGGGATGATAAATTCAGTAAGAAATACGGTTCTATCTGTTTTGAACAAGAATAATTACGGCTACATTAGCCCAAATGACTTTAACCTATTTGCTAAGCAGGCACAGCTAGACGTCTTTGAGAATTACTTTTACAGATATAATTTTCAAATTCAGAAAGAGAATGGTAGACAGTCTGGAACTGGATACGCAGACATAAAGAAGCAGTACGAAGAAGTTATTGACTCATTTTCTAAAATTTCAACATTGACTAAAGTATCTGGTACTTTTAGCCTACCTACTGATTATTATACCATAGTTAGGATTATACAGACAAATGGTGTCGGAAAGATGGTTGAGGTTGAGAAGGTTTCACTTGCAAGAGCTCAACAGCTTTTGATGTCAAACCTTACACAACCAATTGATATCTTCCCAGCATACGTTCAGTCAGAGAATAAAATTACTGTTTACCCAGATACAATTTCAACTGGTGTTAGCTGTTATTACGTTAGATATCCAGAAGATCCTAAGTGGACATATACTTTGGTTTCTGGTGAACCATTATTTAATCAAGGTGCTGTTGACTATCAGGATTTTGAATTACCTTCAACTGACGAACCTACTTTGATAGCTAAAATATTACAGTACGCTGGAATGTCTATAAGAGAGATTGAGGCAGTTCAATTTGGTAATCAGGAAGAAGAAAAAGAAATTGTGATTGAGAAATAATGGGACTATACAATAAATATCTATCTGATCTTCAGTACTATAGCAACAATGGAAATGTTCCAGAGGATGCTAACTGGGGATCTTATCAGTACATATCTCTAGAGGATATTGTCAACAACTTTATGTTGATGTATCAGGGAGACCATGAGCTAGTCAATAACCTCAACAGGTACAAGGTGTTGTTTTATGCTAAGAGAGGTATTCAGGAACTTAACTACGATGCAATGAAGGAGATCAAAGTCCTTCAGCAAAGAGTTGGTCCTAATTTAAAGTATATACTTCCTTCTGACTACGTAAACTGGGTTAGAATATCTTTATACAAAGATGGTCTAATTCTACCATTAACTGAGAACATTCAGGTTAACTTCGCTAGAGAATATGTTCAAGACAACAACTTTAAAGTTGTAGTTGATGAAAATGGTGTTGTAATTGATGCAGAAAACTCAGAATTAGATTTAGATAGATTAGATAACCTTCAAAAAAGTATTTACCTTAACCCATCTAGCCCATATCATAACATGTATGGATGGGAGTACGGAGGTAACTGGTACTTTGACTATAATGTTGGTAGCAGATATGGTTTAAATACAGAGACAGCTAATCAGAATCCAACATTTAAGATTGACAAGAAGGCTGGAGTAATTAACTTTAGCAATGAAATGGCTGAGCAGTCATGCATACTTGAGTATATCTCAGATGGAATGGAGTACACGTCTACGGCTAACTTGCCTGGTACCCCAGTTGCGTCCAGAAATGATTCTGCAATTAGTGTGAATAAAATGTTTGAGAATTATATCTATTCATTTATTAAGTATTCAATACTAAGTAATAGATTTAATGTGCAGGAGTATATTGTGGCTAGGGCCAGAAAAGAAATGAGTGCTCTATTGAGAAATGCAAGAATAAGAATTAGCAACATTCACCCAGGTAGATTACTCATGAACATGAGGGGTCAAAACAAGATGATTAAATAAACATGGATTTAGTAAAAACCTTTGTAAAGGGCAGGATGAATAAAAGCCTTGATGAGAGGCTTATACCTGATGGCGAATATATTGACGCCATGAATGTTCGTGTTGGATCTACTGAGCTATCTGATGTTGGTTCTTTAGAGAATACGAAGGGTAATATAAAGATTTCAAACATACTATACAATAATGTTCCACTTTCAAGTAGTGCTATCTGTATTGGTGCATTTCAAGACGGTGTAAATGATACTATTTACTGGTTTATTCATTCTGAGTCAGACAATGTGGACATGATTGTTTCAATGAATGTTGAGACTGGTTTTACTGTATATCACGTTGTTAGTACATCTGTTTTAAATTTTAACAGAGATCATTTAATTAATGGAGTAAATAAGATAGAAGACTTGCTTTTCTTTACGGATGGATACAATCCTCCTAGAAAAATAAATGTAAATAGATCATACCCTACTGAGCCTGTTCTTACAGAGTCTGATATCTCCGTAATTGTTGCACCTCCTTTTCAGTCACCGTCTATTAGATTGATAAGTATAGCTGGAGATGAAAATTACATAGAAGACAAGTTTTTATCATTTGCCTACAGATACAAGTATTTGAATGGGGAATATAGTGCAATATCTCAGTTTAGTGAGATAGCATTTGAACCTGGGTTTTTTAATTTTGACTTTAGTAAATTTACTAACAGTGGAATGAGAAATAAATTCAACGCTGTTAATGTAACATTTGATACTGGTGGTGAAAGCGTGGTTGCGATTGATCTACTATTTAAACTTTCAACTTCTTCTATTATAAATGTGATAGAAAAGTATGATAAAAAAGTTTTAGGTATTACAGATAATTCGGATTACACGGTTCAGTTTAGCTCTAAAAAGATATTATCTACCTTACCTGCTTCTGAGATTTTAAGAACATTTGACAACGTGCCAATTGTTGCTAAAGCTCAAACTTTGATGTCTAATAGACTTTTCTATGGCAACTACAAAGATGGTTATGACATTGTAGATTCAAATGGAAAAAGAATTAATGTAAAATTTAATGCATCAATTGTTTCAGAAGAATTAGGGTATTTAGAAGTACCTTCAGTTAGATCCTCATCTCAGTACAATATAGTTCCTCTAGGGCCACATACTTATAGTAACACGTTAACAACTATAGATTTAACTGGCATCGATTTAAAAGAAGGAGCTGCAATAGGTATAGATGTATCATTGAGTGGTACCCTAGTTTCAGATCCTGATTTTTCAAACAACATAATCCAATCTTTTTACTTTCAACTACAGAAAGATTACTCATCTGTTTATGAGTTGGTCACTAGTCAGGAATTTATACAAGAAATAGGTGCTCAAACATTTCATGGAGATGTTGCTGATTGTGGAACCGATGACGAAGGAACTTCTTTCACGGATGGAATAGCTTGTCAAGCTATACCTCCAGCTGGATTTACTAGTTATGGATATGGCATAGATACTATTGGCGAAGGAATTAAAATAACCGCAACTCCTGGTTCTTCTTCTTTTTCATTACAAATGATTGTGATGGTTTATGAAGATGATGCAAACCCTGGAATATTTGATTATGAATATTTTTCTATAAGTTCAGTTACGGCTGAGTATATGACTCAGTCTGATGCAAGTAGTTTGCATAGCAATAGAGATTTTTCTTTGGGTATAATTTACATGGATGATTTTAATAGAGCTACAACTGTATTAACGTCTGAAAACAATTCAATACACATACCTCCTGCTAATTCAGTAAATAAAAACTCGATTAAGGTAGATATATTATCTCCTCCTCCATTTTGGGCTAAAAAATATAAGTTTGCTTTATTGCCTTCTGGTTTAGACTACGAAACAATATATAGTACACTTTACTTCTTTAACCCTGGAGATAACACTGTTTTTCTAAATTTAGAAGGTGACAATCAAAATAAAGCTAAAGTTGGAGACAAGCTTATTGTCAAAAGAGATAGTACTGGAGCTTTAAGTAATTTGGTTAAGTGTGAGATCTTAGATATTTCAGCACAACCTCTAGATTTTATTCAGGGAGGAGAAGAGGAACCATCTGGTCTTTATATGAAAGTTAAGCCTGTAGGGTTTTCTATAGACACAGAGACGCCATCAGTATTGGGAGGAAAGACTACCTCTGTTAGTGGTAAAGATTATCCACAATTATCTATCCCAGTATTCACAGAAGAACCTGCTGGCACTTTTACTCCTTGGGAAATAACAGATGGGAGTATTGTTAGATTTGATTTAATTCTTAATAGACCATATAGAAATGAAGATAGGGGTCAAAGAAGATATAGCTATAAAAAAGAATATGTAGCTTCATCGGACTATGCAAACCTTCGTGACTTTGTTTTAGCTCAAAACATAGATTTTAGCACAGGAGATAGTACTATTCTAGGTGATGAAACTGAAAATCAAAACGTATTTAATCCAGCACTTGGGACTACATTCCCTACCTCTACTGGAGGTATAAATAAGTATCAGTTTTATGAAAGTCCTGCCGCATCTGGTAAATTATATTTTGGAATAAGAACAGGTACACCTGGGTATAACAATCCAAAATCTTCAATTACTGGATCTATTACAGTTATTAGACAGAATGGATTTATTGTATTTGAGACAGAGCCAACAGAAGCGGCTTCTGATATTTACTATGAGGGTAGTCAGACATTTGAAATAGTTGGAGGAGCTCATTCTCAAAATAGTATAGTTCTTAACTTTCATGATTGCTTTACATTTGGTAATGGAGTAGAAAGCTATAAGATTGAAGATGCTCTTGCTGCACCTTACTTTAGATTAGGAGAAAGATTTTCTTCTGTTTCAGCAGAAGAATTTAAGCAAGCTAATAGATATGCTTCCATAACTTATAGTGGAGTTTTCAATCCAGAAACAAACCTAAATAAGTTAAATGAGTTTAATCTTGGACTTGCAAATTTCAGCGACTTAGAGCGTAGATTTGGATCTATCCAAAAGATGTCTGGAAGACAAACTGATATCCTTGTGTTACAAGAAGATAAGATTTCTTACGTTCTTGCAGGCAAGAATGTGTTGTCTGACGCTGCTGGTGGAAGTGGTGCGGTTGCCGCTATTCCACAAGTTCTTGGAAATCAAATCGCAAGAATTGAGGAGTATGGCATCAGTTTAAACCCAGAAAGTTATGTAGAATGGGGTTTTGATAAGTATTTCACAGATCAAAAAAGAGGATCAGTAATAAGATTGTCTGGTGCAGGAACTAGCGAAAATTTGGTAGTTATATCTAATGAGGGACTGAGATCTTGGTTTAGAGATCTATTTATAAGTGATGGTAAGACTCAAAAGCTAGGTGGATTTGATCCTTACATGGGTGAGTATGTTCTTAGTTCAAATAATTTTCAGATAGAGCAAGATCAACCTAGTTTAGGTTGTGGATCAGAAATACAGATAAATTCTGGAACATCTGGATTGCAAGGTGTAAATATTGATCTTGGAGACTATACAGGAGAATCTACTGTAACATTAATCATTGACCAAATAACATCTGGTCAAACACTAAATGTTTCTTTTGTTTACGATGGTGTAACGTATAGTAGTGGTAACACTAGTGTTTCTGATACGTTTACATTTAATAAGGGGGATAAAGATAATGGTATACTTAGCGTTACTCAATCTGGAGGGGTTGCCTCTTACAGAGTTGTTGTTGGATGCCCTGAAGTAACTGACATTACAGTAATAACCATTACAGTAAATGATAAATCATTTGAAGGTAAGGTTATAACGGATGAGTACTCTGTAGGAACGTCAATCTCTGGAAAGTTAGTAAGCATGCTTGGAGGAACGGTAACACCGATTGTTTCTAACTACTCTACATTAGCTGGTCCAGAAGGATTTGGAGCAATACCTAACGATGGAGACACAGTTGTAATTAGATCTGTTAAAGGAGTATCTGGAACAATGGAGTTTAATCCAGCAACTCATAAGTTAAGATATTTAATGTCAAATACATTGTACACCAATGTAAACGTGTTATCTTTACTGAATGCTTCAACGGTAGCAACTCCAGTGCTAAACCCTTCAACTGGTGTTTATACGGCTAGTTTTACTTATAGCAGCGGATCAGATTACCTTTACATTATACACGATTACAGAAACATTTACACTACAGACTTGTGTTATAGCAACGTATCGGCAGAAGAAGCTTGTTGCGATTGCGTATAAGAACCTTAATAAAATATGGCAACATACTACATAGATACAAATGATTTTACAACCGCTACCAGTATATGGACAAATTCAAATTTGACCGTAAAGGCTGGGGATGGGTTTTATCAAAAAGATGGTTTCTATAGACAAATGTCTGGGGGAGAACTACTCTCCTCTACAATTTGCCCAGAATGTGCCATCCCATGTGGAGGGACAATAAGTGCTAGTGGAGGACAAGGAATATATTATCTTGATACAGATTTAGGAACAGATTTAGGAGCAGTAATTATTGAATTTAATCCATTTGGTATTCCAGACGGAATATTAGCTACATACAATAGTGTGAACTATAACGGTGTATCTTCACCACTATATGGATGGCTTCAGGGTAGTGCTGGTAACGCAACTTATATTGGGGCTACAGGTGATGACTGCGGAATAGTTGCTGGATCACCATACAATCTTGATGAGTATGAGTATGATGGAACAACTTTTGTTTCATTGGGTACACAAGCTAGTATATCAATAACATCAGGACAAATTCAATTTACTGGATTAGGACCTGGAAATACTATAATGGTAATACCAAAGACATCTGTTAGTCCATCTTTATTAAATCTTAGTTTTATTGGAGCGTGCTCTGGAACTGCATTTAATATATCTGTATCATGCCCAGCAGCGTTAACATCCTTCGCATCTAGTGCTGTTAATGTTGATAGTGCTTCTGCTTGTTCTGCCTCTCCAACTCAAACGTATTATGTTGCTTATGTAACAGGATCTGGTGGAGTGCTAGGCATATATGACTTAGTATTCAGCGATCCTAATGGTCAGTTTAAATTAGGTTTAGGATACTACAAAACCACAGCCGCTGGCACTGATGATTGGTATCAAGTAGACGCCAATGGAGTAATTATTGCATTTGGAACTTGTCCTTAATAACTATGGCAAACTACACACTAACATATAGCCCAGGAGTAGAAGGATGGCCTTCATTCTATTCATACTATCCAGATTTTATGATAGGTATGAATCAATTCCTGTATACATTTAAGGGTGGTAATCTCTAT